CCTCGCAAGAGGTCAACGTCACTGGTTGTTAATCAGTGGCTGCTGAAGGCAAACCGGTACCCGTCGTTAAGCGGTGCGCCATACTGTACCTAGTCGAAAGACTAGGAGGTATAGGTCACCGACCGTTCCTTAGGAAAGAACTCAGCTGGTGAGAAAACAGCTGTCTTACGACATTAGTTTCCTGCCCTATTTTAAGAAAGTCTATAAGACTATAAATAAACCAAGATAACATGAAAAATAAAATTTTCCGAATTACCTGGTTCACTCTTAAAATAGTGACTTGGTTAACTGTAACATTCAAGTTAGAGTTAACCCGGTCTCTGAGCGATTTCCTAGGGTTAGTTCGTTCCCTCGAGAAGATTGAGAACAATAATGGTCAAGTGCATCTTATAAAATTTTGTAAGAACACTAGACTAGCTTTGTCTCGATACTTAGCTGGACAACCATTCAAATCTAATCAATTAGAATATGTCCGGTTAACGTCTGATGGAATTCCCTATATTCTTGGACCCTGGATTCCATCTTTAAGAGATCAGTCAATTTCTTCAGATTCTCTGAAGTTATTGTTGACAATCTTAAATATGACCAGGGCTCTCAATAAAGGAAAGGAAGCCGATTTAGAACCAATTATTGGAGCTAGCAACTATGTGCTACCTACCGAATTGGAACGACACGTCTACCTTTTCTGAAGAGAATTAGGATTCTATAGATACTCAAAAACCGTACCTAAGAGAGCTCGATTTTCTCAATATCATCAAACTTCAAAAGTATCTCCTTGGATAAATACCAAGGACGGATCAATTGAACACAAAAAGAATGCTTTATGGCATTCAGTTGGTGATTTGATGGCTTTACCTGATAGTTTAATAAAATCTATTAAAACTGTCGGGGGAAGCATTTTATCTGAGAAAATTGATACCCTTAAGAAGGCTGTTGAGATTATTCCTGAACTTAGTCAACTTATCAATATTGATAAGACGAATAATATCCGGAAAATTTCATATTTTCCAGATAAAGAACTAAAGGTAAGGGTCATTGCTATTGGGGATTATTTTTCCCAAACAGCATTAAGACCTTTACATTTATTCTTGTTCAGAATATTACGACGAATCCCACAAGATATGACTTTCAATCAGGGGAGATTTAAAGATAACCATAAAGATCATAAAATCTTTTATAGTTTAGATTTAACTTCTGCCACTGATCGATTTCCTATCGAGTTAATCCGTAAAGTTCTTGAAGGAAAATTTCCTAAAGAATATACGGATGCTTGACAAGACATAATGGTAGGATACCCATTTTGGGTTGATGGTAAAGTAATTAATTACTCTACCGGAAACCCTATGGGATTCTACTCGTCTTGGGCTTCTTTTGCATTGTCACACCATTTTATAGTGTTTCATTGTTGTAAGAATCTAGGAATATCATGGAATACAGCACCATATTACCTTTTAGGTGATGATGTTGTAATCTGTGATGAGTCTCTTGCTTTGGAATATAAGCGAGTTATTAAAAATTTAGGTTTACATATTAGTGAACCAAAATCTTTTGTTTCTCCTCACTTCTTTGAATTTGCCAAAAGGCTATTCTATAGAGGAGAGGAGATAACTCCATTTCCAATCAGTGCTATGAAAGAATCAATCAAAAGTACTATTGCTTTTGTTGGTCTTCTCTTAGAAACTGAAAACAAAGGGTGAGTGGTTTCTTCAACATCTTCTGAAGCCATCGCGTCTGCATATGGAATAATTACAAATTATCGTTCCGTTTATCGGAAGAAACTTGAAATTAAAGCATATGTTGCTGACCGGATACTTAGAAGTATCCGTGGAAGCCTGCCTATCGGACAATCTTTAAAAGATGTGTTCGGTAAGTTAGGATATTCCTTTGATAATATAACTGATTCTACTGGGAGTAATATCCTAGAGAATATAGTTGTAGAACAATTCAGCAATCAACCCGAGATGAAAGATATTGATAAAAATGAACCTTCTTCTTTCGAATTAGTTTCAAATTTAGTAATGCTTTTATCTGGGTTGGACGATTCGCGGATGGCCCTGGGTTTTGATACCATATATGCTTTACCTCAAGCCCAAATTCAAGGGCAAATTGAGGAGGTATATATGAATCTTAGAAAACAAGCTCGTGAAATTTCTACGATCAGAGGGGGGGATTGACCATTACTTTTTAAAAGTTTGGCTATCCCATCATCTGATAGAATTTTCTCCGAGAGATCATCAAAATCAATTACCAGAATTTCTGGTAAGATTGCTGATGGTCTCCGGGATAGGGCTATGGTACTACAAGCGTATCCACAGCTTCTCCGTGAGAAACACACAAGCGCAGTAGGAAGACCTTCAGTTTCATTGAATTGAAACCCATACTATGATTACAAAATCAGAGTAGTGAAGGAATTCCTCTCGTTTATCTTAAGATTTACTTTCGGGTTAATTTTTGGGATATTATGTGTAGGATTTCTAACAAAATATATGACAACTAGTCTCATAATAAATACCGATATAATTTCGGATATTATCAGAGACTCTACTGATTTAATATCAGTAGAAACAGGACAAATATGTCCGGTTCAGGAGGTATCATTAATTGATAGCCTTTATACAGTTGTTGTATATACAGAATTAGGATTACTCCTAGGAACTGTAGTTACAGTAACAAGTATAATAGTCATTCCAACTATTACCCCACTTGTTGCCCCAACAGTCTTAGCGATCAGTCCTCTTTTGTACTTAGGAATCTGAACGTAAGGTGTGTGAACAACCTTAGGGGTCCGAAAGTGACCCAGCTCGGCTAGAAACCGAGACTCCAATCGAATAGTAATTCCTTACTAGGGGTGATTGGAGCATTGTCC